TGACTTCTCAACTTGAGTATCATCGTTATTCTAAGGAAATTGCTGGTAACATTAGTAACGTAGTTGTTACTTATGAATTTAAGACTAAGGGTGGTGGCACGACTAACCTTTGGATTAATGAAGAGATGCGTCAACATGATATTCAAATTCGTATCATGGATGAAGAGCGTCTGTGGCTTGCTGAATATAACAGAACTGAGAATGGTGAAATTCCTCTTGTAGACCCTGATAATGGTCAGCCCATTCCTCATACTGCTGGTATGATTCAGATTTGCCGTGAGAGCAATTATGACACTTATGGTGAAATTCTTACTCTGAATAAGATTGAGCGTACCATTGGTGATGTTCTCGATAAGGACACTGATACTGGTCAAATGGAGGTTGTTCTTATGGCTGGTAAGGGTTTCATGCAGGACTTCGATAGAGCTATTCGTGATGATGCTCGTTCTGAAGGTTTTGCTACTCCTCTCGGTGACAAGATGATTGAGGACTTTAATGGTGGTCTGTCTTATGGTAAGTATTTCCGTCGTTATAAGACTGTAGATAATCATATTATCACTGTTCAACATCTTCCTTTCCTTGACCGTGGTACTCTTGCTGACAATGACAAGTCAAATGGTAACATTCATCCTAGAACTGGTCTGCCTATGACTTCTCATTAAGCCTTCCTGCTTGATATGAGTACTTATGAAGGTGTTCGTAACGTTCGTAAGGTTCGTCTGAAAGGTCAGATTTATCTGCAAGGTGTTCTTAAAGGTCTTACTCCTATTCCCGCTTCTTGGGGTGGCGTACCTGCTAACAGTCTTGGTACTGAAATTGATATGTCACGTTACGAGATTAAGAATACTTATGGTCTTCAAGTAAACAATGCAACAAAGATGATGCAGCTGAAGTGCGTCCTCTAACAAGTAATATTAAATCAAATGAAATTGAATATGCCACAGAATACTCCTAATAATGCTCAAGAAGCAGCAAAGGCTATTGGCGCTGAAAGTTCACAAAATGGCACTAATGTAGCAGATGCCGAAATGGATCAAGAATATATTGATAAACGACAAGTAACTATTAGTCTTGTTCATAATTATTCTAATTATCGTAGAGTAAATATGAAAGTGCTTGGACATCCTAAGCAAACTATTGGTTCTTCAATTCGTTCTACTCAAATTCTTTCATCTCATGCTGGCGAAGTAAATGCTTACTTTCCTGCTCTTATAGGCGTTTCAGCTAACAATCCTGATTTTATTACTCGTGTTAAAGCATGGCTCAGTAATATACAGTTTACTGTAAACGAAGAGAATCTTGTACTCAATACTTCTTTTATTTATAATAAGAAGTCTGATTACATTGCTATTCAAAAGAAAGAAGACAAGATTAATGAGGAGTATGATAAAACTGATAGAGCTAATACTTCAAAACTGAAAGAAGCTCTTAAACGTAAGATTGATGCTCTTAATGATTTGGAAAGTTCTAAATATCAGTTTGGACGTCCTGAAAATCTTGAGCATTATCTTATGTATCGTCATTGTCTTCTTTATCCAGATGTTGCTAAGGATATTGCTTTTATTAATTCTGACCCTGGTATTCGTTTCTATATTAAGGATGAAGCTAAGGAAGCTGAAAAGCAGAAGAAGCTGATTAAGCAGAAGGAGAAAGCGATGAAGAACTTTGTAGAACTCAATGGTACAGATGCTAAGTTTGAGGCAGTCTACATTGGAATGATTATTCTTCGTGGTGACAATCTGGCAGATGCTCTTCTTAAAGGTCGTGATGAAAAGGTTTCTATGATGATTGACTTTGTTAATTCTAATCCTGATAAGTTTAATAAACTTGTTGATGATAGAAATATTGGTATTAAGTCGTTTATTGAAACTTGTATCACTCGTGGTGAACTTGTACGTTCTGAGTTCAATCAACAAATTTCTACAGCAGACGGTACCTTTATTGGTGCAAATATGAACGAAGCTATTGCTTGGTTTGAGAATCCTGAACATAAAGATATTCGTACTGCACTTGAAAATAAACTCAAACTTATTTAAACTTTCATAACTGATGGACTTAAACGAAATGCACGTATGGTTTAGACAGTATGCTCAACAAATGGGTATGCAAAATGTTCGCGCCATACTTCCAGAGCAAATTGATGTTCTTATCAATACGAGCATTTCTGATTACGTTAATGAAATTGTTCGAACAAACATTGGTTTGACCAATGATAGAATTATTACTGATAATTCTAAATTAGGTCAAATCAATGCTTTGAGAACATTGAGTACTTCTCATACTTTAGGCTTTGATGAAACACCTTGTCCTTTTGATAAAAAACAATCACCTGATAATTTATTTGTTTGTGATGGTTTTTTTGATTTCTTAGATGAGTTTATGTATCTTGCTGATTTATCTATTGCCTATGATTTTAATAATGATGCAAATACTATTACTAGTTGGTATCCTATTAGAATTATAGAAAATATGTATCTTGCTGATACTTTACAAGATTTTATATTAAAACCTAGATTTAGAAGTCCAATAGCTGTTATAACAGATGGCGATTTGTATGTATATATAGGAGAAATGCCAAATGGTACTAAAATTACACCATATCAAGTTAAAGTTAATTATTTGAGGTATCCTGTTAAAGTACAATACAGAGCTGATATTCCTAATCAACGTAATATAAATTGTGATCTTCCTGATTATATGCATGTAGATATTCTTAAACACGCAGTAGATTTATATCGTGTTGCTATTCAAGGAAGTCTTTATGCTAATCAACAACAGCAACAATCTCAACAACGTGAAATAGGTAGAAATAATGTTCGTCCTGATAATGAAGGTTATCAACAATAAAATTAAGTAAGAAACAATGAAACAACTTTTGATTGTTAATAGTGCAAATGCTCTTAACGCAGCTGAAACTGGCAAGACTGTATCTGCTTATGATTATAGTGGTCTGAAAGCTGGTGCTATTTCTTTCATCGAACTTGGTGGAGTTGGTGGTACTGATACACTTCTTGCAGCTAAGCCTACGAAGAATTTTGCTATTGCTCTTGGTCGTCCTAACGGTCAAGTTCCTTTTGTAATTCCTGAGGTAGATTTGGCTTCTCTTAGTGTAGTTAAGGCTACACCTAAAGCAGCTGTTCCTTTTAATATTAGGTTTCTAGTTCCTAATCCTAGTGACGTAGCTACTTTGGTTAATCCTACTTCAATGGTCCATTCCCCTATTGCAGAGTATGGTTTTACATTGATTAAAAAGGGTGCCGTTCCTCATGAACGTAATAGTTGGAGTGTGATGGTTGCTTCTCAAAGCGAAAGTGCCTCTGATGTAGCTACTGCTCTTGTTAAGGCTGTAAATGACAAGACTAGCGAACTGTTTCCCATTACTGCTGAGAGTTATAGCAATGAAGTATCTATTGATTGCGAGAATCCTGGTGAAGATTGGACTATTCATTTCACCGATTGTCTTGATGGTTTAAATGTAGCTATTGATGATGACAATAACAATACTGTAACTCTTACTGCTGGTGAAAAGGCTATGGGTGATATGGCTGACATTCAAGATTTGGCATCTCGTTGTGCTGCTGGTAAGGGCTTCACTGATACATATCGTGATGGTGATACCATCTATCCTGGCTATCCTGAGGTAGTAGAGAATACCACTTATAATGTTTATACTCTTCGTTT